GGGCAGGATCGTCCTATTCTGACCCTGCACTTGTTTTTGGTTCTTCTAGTGTACTTCAGTCCTATCGCCCTTGCAAGAAATTGCAGGGGCGTTTCTGTTACCAGGTCACAGTCGTGACTAAACAAGGCTCAACGGCGTATCGCTTGAATACCTTGAGATCATACACCTGAGCATCATCTGCAAAAACAACGCCATTGAAGCTGTCCAAGACGATCTTGGCAATGTTGTCGATATCAGGCTTGCCGGGATAAATGATGTCAGCCGCAGCGGCCGCCTTCCTTGCTTTGGTCCAGCTCTTAGGGATCTCAAACTGCGCCTTGATTACCATCTGGCATGGCTTCTCTGTCGGTTCTAAGTTGTGCAAAGCCATGTAATCAGATGCAGCCGCAGCCAATCGATGCTCAAACTTGCGGGTTTTCTCGGGCGTGTAGACCCTGCCCATGCGAGTGAACCGGGGGCGACCCTTGCCGATCGGTTGACCAGGGAGCCAGATATATGTCGTGGTCATATCCGTTTCAGCCAGTCTGTGACATCTGATTTGTCATCGTCTTCGATCACTACGCCAACATCATCAAGTATCGTTTCCAGGCTGACAGATTGGTTCAATCCTTCCGATATCAGCTCAGACGCCAAACGGCTTTGTGATATCCCCTGAGACTGCGAAGCGCTATCCAAACGGGCTTTGACCCCAGCAGGCAATCGGACCACCAGAGCTTTCTTTTCTTCCATCTTCGTTTGATATTTCAACTTTCTTTCCTTTCCTTTCAACAGTTTATCAAATACTTTAAAAAAAGTTTGATTTAGTTGTTGACTGTTATTGTGATATCACTCTATTCTAATTCACAGGACAACACAACAGGAGACTAGGACAATGGGACTTTTTACAGAAGCAGAAGAAATGGCAATCGAAGCTTGGGAGCAAACAGGCGACCGCGATGACGCAATGGATTTCTTGCACCAATCTTGCGATGGTCACGAAGCTGCGATCTACCACTATAAAGGTATCATTTTTTGCGCCGACAATGACACAAGCGATGGTGAGCAATACCTTGAGGATTGCGGTGGCATCAGCCAACCCGGCGACAGCTTCGGCCAGATCGCTTGCCGCATAGCCTTTGCAACCTTACTTGTGGCCGCTCAATATGAGCTGGATCAATTAATCGACCAGCTTGAGGAGGCGGCATGATGGCAAATTGTATAAATCTAAACAATTACTTTGAATACCAATCCGGGCGCACTCAAGCGAGTAATGATGCTAAATTAAATGATTTCGATTTATTAGCTGCAATTGCATCTTTTGACAGTGACCCTGCGGACAGCCCTTATCAATGCGGATATCTGCGCGGCTTGAGGGAGGCGGCATGATGCAAACTCTATGGCAAACAGAAACTCACGAAGTTGACTATCACGCAGGCTATCTTGTGATTGCAGAAAGCGACACACAGAAAAGCTTTGTGGTTCAACTGACAGACAACAACGGGCGCAACGTAACGCGCAAACAATTCACAGACGCAGCCAGCACACACGGCATCGACCGGGCTTGCAGCACATTTAAGAAACTAGCAGGAAGGGTTCAGTAATGGAACGGCACACAGCATCTAACATGGCAGACAATGCTTCGGCACAGATTGAAATCATCGAAACCATTGACGCAAATGTCGGAAGATACAATCGGACCCTTGCGATTGCGACCTTCTATTGGGAGGCGGAGCAAGACTGGCCTGCTTTCGTGGCACAGGTCACTTCGGTTGCTGACCGTATGTTTGCCGAGTTCAATAACGAGATCGAAGATAACGTAACACAATACATACAGTTTAAAACGGGGGGTGTTTTGTAATGGACGATTGGAAAGAGTGGCTAAAAGATACCATCGGAGTGTTGAGCCTGTTTCTCACCTTCTACCTTCTGTTTTTCTTTGCGGGGGTTTTGTAATGGGCAAGGTCAAAGACATATTCCAGGACCAGCGCGAAAGGGCGTCAGTGGTATGCCCGGACTGCGATGGAGATGGCAAGGTGGTTGAGGTCACTTACCGCGTCCAGAGCTTTGATCGGGATATCGGGGAGCCATACGAAGATCCGGTTGAATGCGAAACGTGCAACGGAGAGGGCGCAATATTCAAGGAGCAAGACGATGAAAATTTATGAGGTTAACACCAAAAAGATGCACCACCGCCATGCAGGGGACACTGAGGTGGCGGCGGCGCACCAGGTGGCCGCAAAGGTTACAGGCAGGAGATTGGAGACCCTGCGCGCGCTTTCGACCCTGGGAGGAGGGTCAGGGGAGCAGATAAGCGCCTCTCTGCGGCTGCCTATCACTAGCATAAGACCACGCCTAACGGAACTGCAAGAGATGGAACTAATCGAAGACACCGGGCGGCGTCACAAAAACCAGTACGGCAACGGCGAGATCATTTGGACCGTCACAAAATCGGGAGCAAAGTATGTATATTAAATTCGAAGAGATCCGCGACATGGCCGATCACATCAGGCTATTGACCGGAGACGATCAGGACACCTTTCTTGACACGCTGGACGGTGAGACCGATGCAATGGACATTCTGGGAAAGCTCATTCAAGAGCGCACAGAATGCTCAATCTACGAAGGGTCAGCGAAAGAGTTAGCAGCAACCTACACCGCCAGAGCAAAACGCCTCTCAGCAAAACAGGAAGCGCTCTCGATCACGATTGGTCACTTGCTCGATGCAATGGGCCAGACTAAGATCCAACACGCTCTAGGAACAGTTAGCCGGACCAAACCCCGCAAGAAAGTTGTGGTAATAGATCCGCACGACATTCCCAGCCAGCTAACAACAGTAACAGTCAAGCCAGACATGGCAGCAATTAAAAAGCAGATGGATGCAGGGGAGCTTGTGCCAGGTTGCGAATATCAAATGGGCAGCGCGTCTGTCACAGTGAGGATCAAATAATGAGTGAACTACAAAAAGCAATGGCCGAGGTGAACGATCTTAATCGCACCCACGGCGTCACGCAGCGCGGCGGCAAGAAATACACCGAGGTGTTTGTGCGCGTTGAAGCATTCCGCAAAGCATTCGGGACAGATCACGGGATCAACACCGAGATCCTAACAGACGATGGCAAGCGAGTTGTAGTCAAGGCATCAATCACCAACAGCGCCGGGATGGTTGTCGGCTCCGGCATGGCTGAAGAAATCAGGGGCCAGGGTAACGTCAACAAGACAAGCGCCCTGGAGAACGCAGAAACCAGCGCCATAGGCCGCGCTCTGGCATCCATTGGCTTGCATGGCGGGACATATGCCAGCCTCAATGAGATCGATGCTGTGCCACGCAAGGCAGCAGCGCAAAGTCAGCAGGCTCAATCTACGCAGCCGCCACCAGCACCACCAGCCGGGGATCTGCTCACACTGAAAAACCACATAGGCCAGGAGAAGGGTTCAGGTGACGCGCAAGAGTTTACCGCCAATCTCATCAAGCTCATTGCAGCCTATACCAAACTGGAAGCCACCAAAGAAGGGACCGTTATCCCGCCACGGGAGCGCATGACGTTGCTGCGTGAGCTGATCGAGCAAAACCAACAAGAAATCGACAAGCTATCTGACGGGTTCAAAGAAGAGATCGACAAACGATACAAGAATTGCCTCAAGATCCTGGGCGCACAGTTAGGAAAAGAATGATGGAGACCTGGAAACAAATGAAGGCGCGTCAAAAACGGGAGCTGATTGGCGTGGTTGAGGATCTGGCTGGACAAGTGACGCAAGTAAAAGCAGCAGAAAGCCTGGATATGTCGCAAGCCTTGCTCAGTGCCTTCTGCCGCAAGCACAGTATCACATGGGAGACAGACGGAAGGAAAAAGAAATGACCGGTAAAGATATTATCAAGTGCATCAAGGCAGCAGAAATGAAGCTGACAAAAAAAGAAGCATCTGCTCTTATGTCGATACCGTATAAAACCGTTGTTGATATCGCAAAAAAATACGGAATAAAATTTATCGATGGAAGGCAGAAAAGCGATGAACCAAGAAGGCAAGCAGGCATTGGCCCGAAGTCAACGTCAACTATCAATCATGATCGAGACTGCAAAAAAACAGAACCGGCACAACCTCAAGCAGCAACTAGAGAGCCTGTTCGCATTAGGCGAGATACTTCAAAGGGCCATTACAAAAGAAAGCTAAAGAATCGGTTTCGGGACATACTTCAGAGCGATCTGGATTACTCCGTAAAGCACGAGTTAATCTACGCAGCCAAATGGCAGGATCATCAGCGCAGCATAAAGAAAAAAACTAAGGTAGGTGGAACGCTATGAGCGAAGAGGAAATGGAAAAGAAAATTGAGATTGCAGGCGCGGTCGGCGCGTTTGCAGGCTTTGCCAGTGGCATTGCCGTAATGGCCCTGGTAGCAATTATATTCTAAGAAAGATCGCGCGGGTGGCCGTGTGAATGGTGGCGCATTCGGTAGCACGTTAACCAACAAACAATGTTGGACCACCCGCTCGATATTTCTACATTTTGCCTGCTACATTTGCAAACTATTTAATTATTTTGGCATAGGTTTTCGGGCCAACAATTCCATCTGGCTCAAGTCCATTGTCAGCTTGCCAAACTTTCACATATTTAGCTGTCATCTGGCCAAAGATGCCGTCAGCATCCAACCCCAAGACTTCCTGTATTTTCTTGACCTGTTCGCCCTCAGAGCCGACCTTCAAGAGAGTTGGACGCGGGGCTGGATTAACCTTGCCACCCAGAATTTCCAAAGCATCGTGATAATGATGTTTCCGATCCTCAAGACCGATTGTTCCACCATTTATTTTCTTTGTGGCTTTCAGGATGTCATCCGCATATCGGTTCAAATTATTCTCTGACCAAAACCAACAGGCACTCTCGAGAGCGCCTTCTTTAGTGTCCAAATACTCAATGGCCCGTTCAATCGTCTTGCCGACACTGTTTGCGAAGGCAGTTTGATTATTTTTGCCCGTGAGCTGGATTACTCCGGCACCCTTGTGTGTCCAGCCATCACCGCTCTCAGTGGGGCCATTGCCCATCCGACTAGCATAGATCACATTTGCAATCTTTTCAGGTTGACGGTGGTATTCCTGCGCATCACGCCCAGCGCGTTCAAAATACTTGGGAAAGATCGCGTTAAGAGCTTTCGCGGAGTAATTGAGATTTTCCTTCAGGACGCGGAAGTTATTACTTTCGTGACCACACTGAGCCATGAACATAGCAATCCGGTTTGGAGTGTCGATTTCATATTTTGGGAGCATAGTCTGCAATGGTTCGACCCATTCGGCCCAATCCTTATTGCCGTGCAATAGCTGTTCGACTTGTTTTTCTGTAAGTATCATATCATTTCTTTCCGAAGAATTTAGTTGCACCACGGATACCGAAACTCGCGCTCACGATAGCTCCTAAGGTATATCTATAGTAATCGGGCATGGCATTAAGAGCAACAAAACCGTCTGCCACTATATCGCGCCCCCACTCGCCGCAAAAGGCCAATATGAGCGGCACAGAGAACAGTATAGTAAGCCATTCGTCCTTCCAGCTATCTTGAGAGCCTTCAGCCATTACCTTTTCCCAATCGGCCTCTGAGGTGGCCTGAGATAGCATGATCTGGGCTTGAGCTTCAGCCTTGGCGACCTTGGCCTTGGTTTCAGCGGCCTTCTGTTCCATCTTGCCTTGGACAATACCCCCGACAATGCTGGTGACTGGGCCTAATAAGGAACCTAACATCTATCAGTCCTTCTTGGCTTGATAAGCATTTGCACCAAAGAAAGCACCCAAAATTAAGCTGGTAGCCGGGAAGTAAATCGTAGCCATCGAACCAAGGATGTCAGAAGCAGCATCCAGACCGAGGTAGCTGGACACAATTACAAAGAATGGATAGCCCAGCATCCCAGCCAGAACCCACCAAATCATTTTGCGGGACTGATCGCGCTGGGCGTTGTCATCCTCAATACGCATACGGCGATCTTCAAGCATCATCGCCTTTTCTTCAGGATCAAGCTGTCCGTTCCCGTTGAGATCATAGTCTTGCATGATTTTCTCCTAATCTGATAGGGGGTTATCCAGAGCCCTTTGCAATTTTGCGTCAAGGCGGTTTTCTAAATCTTTCATTTCGGTATCTTGCGATGAACGAAGTCTATCACGTTGAGCTTCAAAACGCACGTCTGCATTATCAATTAGCGATCTTACTTCAGCTTCGTTTTCTCTCAGCGATTTGTCCACCCGGTCTTCAACGATGCGAACCGTGTCTTCAATGCGATCAGTTTGTTGCTCAATTCGCAACAGATCATCTTTGAGGCCGTTCTTGATGTCTCTGGAATATTCGACAGCCTCTTCGACTTTCTCCGCCATACCGGAAACCTTTGCATCCATCACCTCCATTTGTTGTTGATATGCACCGAGATCTAAACCAGCGACTTCTTCGATCTTTTGATAGAGAACAAAGCCACCGTACAAGCCGCCGACAATGGTGGAAATGAACGCGAAGATTGCAGCCACCGAGGCAAACGTAAACTTGAAACCGCCAGCCTTGATCTCGCGGTCAGCAAGTCCATCTATGTCATCGGCCACTTTGGTTAGGTCAGTCAATTCTCAAACTCCATTTCACCCTCAGAGTTTGTTTGGCTATTCTGCAAGTCTTGCAACGCCTGCAATTCAGCACGAAGCATCTGCACCTCAAGTCTGCGCTGTGTTAGCTCAAGCTGGTAAAGGTCATCACAGTTTATGCGGCTTCGCGGCTTGTCCAGCGGGATAACAATACGAGCATACAGCCCGATGTCCTTACCTTGTCCGACATTGCCATCGTTATTGTTGACCACACCTGTCACGCCCCACTCTAAGGTCGTGCCGCCACCAATGGCATTGCTGCAATCTAGGTTGCCAGCACGAAACCTGTCTGATTGATAGTTCATCGGTGGGTTGGGAAGTTGCACAGCGAGAGAACTACTATCCGATCTAGCTTGTATGGCGGATATAAACCAGATTGAAACCGCAATGCAGAAGACACCATATGCAATCCAAAGCGCCCTCACGGTCTGCCACCGTCAAGCCTCGAACATATCTTGCTCGCGACCATTGGCTTGTCACCACGATCCTTTACGATCTTTGACGTAGTGCATAGATAAACCGCCCGGTCCATGTCAGCCTTACGAATGTAAACTGCAAAGTCTTTACGCTCTTCGTGGTCCACCTTCATTATGCGATTAGGGGACGAGAACTTTATGTTTCCCCAAGCCTCATCGAATACTTCGACCTGATAGTATTTGACATCGTTACGAGCATTAAAGAGAGACATATCGGCGCGAACCACGCCAGCAACGTGAGAGGGTCGAACCTCTGGGTATGCAGGTGTCATATCATGCGCTGCCACTGGCGCAGCAAGACAGAGGAATATGCAGGCTCTAATCAGCAATGCACTCTGCCACAACAAGGGCGGTGTAAGTCCCGCCGGGGAATGGTTTGCTGACCCCATATACCGCTTCGCTTTCAGTCTTGAACCACGTTGATCCAGCAACGGTTAGGGCAAACTCTGTGGTCGATCCGTAAGTCACTTTAGCTGCATCGTAACCAGACATTCCAGCGTCAGATGTATTGTGCACTGCGGTTGACCCAGTCCAAGTCACCGTGTCGTTCAGTGAGGGTGATGAGCTAAAGGATGTAGGGTGCGTGATCTTTGCGGTGTAGTAGTTGGCCAACGCCACATCGTATCGAACAACAGGCACAACGCCTGCGCTCGCAGATGCCGTGGTCAGTTTGTCCGCCGTAGGGTTGCCGTAGACACCGACAGTATCCGTTGTTATAACGCAACGCGCCTGAACAGTGCCGTTGATATTTACGTTGTTTGCAAGTGCAGGCATAGCCACACAAGATAGAACAAGGGTTAGATACTTCATATCAATCTCCATATTGGCTTTGCACCATTTGCTCATGAAGCAATTGTTGGGCCAAGTTATTTCTCAGTGCCTTTTTGTTATCGGGCAAATCAACCTCTGTCAAAATATTGACATCCCCGTAAGCTCCCCCTGCTATGCCTGCATTGTAATACATAGCGATGTTGGTTTGCAAATTTATCTGGTTAATCAACTCGGACTGCCCTTGGGTTTGAGTGAGTGTCAGTGCATTGGCCGATGCCATGAGGCCCATCTCCAAGCGCGTCTCCTCTTCCTCTTCATCCTCTTCTATAATTAGATTGCCGTCCGCATCATACTTGAAGTCGGTCTCGTCTTTTAAAATTTCTGCTACCGCTTCATCTTCCAGCGCATCATATACCTCAACCTCGATCACAGGCGGCGCAGGCTTGACGTAGCCCGGACAGTTTGGGTCTAGCTGAGGGTCGTAGCACGGATCAAAGCGGTAGCTGTAGATCACAACAGGGTCGATCACTTCGCCTGTACCTTCGACATCAATTGAGCCATTCCCCCAAAGAGACGCCGGGATATAGGGCAAGGAAAACTGTTTGGTGATTGTGTTGCCTGGAACGCCTGACCAATTGTCAGTCTCGCTGAACGTGTAGCCCGTGCCATCGGCATTGCCGTTGCGAATATGCACCTTCATTGGATCGTCTGCGTTCTTAACGGTGCTGTATCTGTAGATCAGGCCGTTTACATCTAGGCCGTCTTGTGAGGGAAGCACCGATCCCATCGACCAGGACAGACCGCTTGCGGCGGCATTGCCTGTCACCCCAAATACATATGGATCAGAGTAACAGCAGGAGGCCCAGAGCGCCCAGCACAGCGCCGATGCCAATGGTTTTGGAGTCTTGTCCATCGATCAAACTTTCTATAGCACCGCGCTGCATTTCTGGCGCAGGGTCTTCGTTAGCTTCCATCTCCCAAGCGGTTTTAGCCGCATCACCAATCAAGCCATCCTTGGGGCATGGGGTTCCAGCGTTCATCATTGCATCAAATATGCGCTCGTCTTGGCACATCACCGATACCGCTGCCACCTTCATGCCCATATCATACATTGTCTTTGCGTTCTTCAGCTTCTCGCAGTTCATATCCCGCACAGTACGGCCAGCGGAAATGCCAAGTATCTGCGTCTGCACAGCGCCAGCCACGCCGACAGTACACAGGTCACTATTACTTGCGGATATTTGAGGAGAGATAGCAGAGGGCGGCGGAGAGTTGACCGTTGTATCCATTGTTCCGCTACTTGTGACAGTGCTTTCGCTTTTCACTACGTCACTGTCTTGCGCAGATGCAGCAACCCCTGCAAGCGCAATGGCTATAGCTAAAAGAAACCTCATCCCATCTTCGTCAGCACTGCCAGCAAGAGCGCAATGATTGAGCCTGTAGTTGCAAGCATAATGCTTTCCATTCGTTTGACGCGACCAAACAAATCTTTGAATTGGATTTTCATCTCAGTTTGAATTGCAATTACTTGCTTCTCCATGTTGTCGATCCGTTCATGCGCTGATGCTACTGTTCTTTTATCCATCTTCTTCTTCCGGTTGTTCTAAAGAGTCAGCCAGCATCTTTACAAAAGCGCTGCGCCCTACGTTAAGCTGATCCAAATTAAACTGTGCGCTGCCTAGCTTACGATCCAGATCATTGATGTGGTTCAGCATAGTCTTCTGTGCGTCAGTGAAGTCTTCGATGTTGTATTCAGTGTCGTTGACAGTGATGAGGTTCTTTTCGTTTTTACTCATAACGGTCTCCTTTCAGGTTAAGTTTAAGAGTTAGCTGCGATTGCAGCATTGGCAGCGGTCATATCTTCTGTAGTCCAGAAGTCTTTAGCCACCATGATTTCGAGATGCTCAACATTACGAGCAACTGTGTCTGTCCAGTCAGCATCGTCCATATCTTCTGGTTTGCCAGCGTTTAGCAGATCAACAGAGTGACCCATTGCTGTGTAGTGTTGTGCGATTTCTTCCGCAGTTGGTGTATCAGTCATGTCTTTCTCCTTTTCTGCCTGGTTACGATTAAGCGTTTTCTAGGGCAGTTACTTTTGCCTCTAGGGTTTCAATGCGATCCATTGCCTCTTGCAGTGCCTTGACTGCTTTCATGTAGAGGACGGAGTAATTTACCGATTTAGTAACTGTTCCCAAATCGTTTCCATCAGTGTCATAATCTGGTGTTTCATAAACCAAACCCGCAGAAACCGTTTCAACCTCTTGAGCGATTAAGCCAAGCTGCCTATGCGTTTGACCTTCAATCATGTTGTAGTTACGAACTCTCAGGGCTTTGATGTCCTCCCACTGAGGGTTTGCGTCTACAATATTTTCCTTGAGCTTTTGATCGGATAGTGCGGTATAGCTATTATTTGTGTTTTGAATGTTCCCGTTTGTCCAAACCCTTAAGGAAACTGTACCACCTGTCCCTGTTATGTCTGTCGCACTATAAAGTCCTGTCAGCAAAGCAGTGGATGTCCCAGCGCCAACACTATTTATTAATGACATAGTTCCAGTAGACTGAGAATAAAAATTAGTCGCACCATTAGAGTTATTAGTCATCCTAGGATTACCATCCCCATCCGACAGCACGATGTTGTTGTTTGAGGTGCGGATGTCCAAGCCGCCAAAGTTGCCAGAATGTCTACCTATGATGACGTTCTTAGAGCCTGTGGTCATATAAATACCAGCGTAGGGGCCAATATATGTATTATCTATGCCTGTTGTTGTTCCGTAACCAGCCTTAATACCAACATTTGTATTAGTATGGCCTGTAGTTTGCGTGTACCCTGCCTGATACCCAACCGCCGTGTTGTTGCTGGCGGTGGTGTTGGACAATAAAGCATGCAAACCAACAGCTACGTTCTTGCCGCCGCTGGTATTGTTATCCATAGCCTCACGACCAATGGCTACGTTCTCCACACCTGTCGTGTTGCTAGATAATGCC